ATCATCTTAGTATCTTGGTGCCCCAGGGGAGACTCGAACTCCCAAAATTTGGCTTCTAAGACCAACACGTATACCAATTCCGTCACCAGGGCATGTTTGGTGCTCGAGGCCGGAATCGAACCGGCACACCTTGCAGCGAGAGATTTTAAGTCTCTTGTGTCTACCGATTTCACCACTCGAGCATAGTTTCAACTATATGCAAACGCACTAAAAGGGATCTAACACACAAGAGCGCCGGGCGAACGTATGCTAAAAGGGATCTAGTGCGTTTGCATATAGTGTCCAGAATTAAATCTGGATCACTATACAAAAGTAAATTTTTAAGGAATTCTACACAGCTACTCGATCGTTTGCTGCAAGTGTTTATTATAACACTGTTGGAAATATCTGTCAACTGCTGCTGTGTCTCTTAGCAGTGCTACCGTTTCCGGAGCAGTTGTCGTCTTTCCCAACTAAGCCACTAGTATAACACTGAGTGCAATACTGGTCAACTACAAAAAGGAAAACCCTGCTAGTTGCAGGGTCTTTGTTGATGTAATACTAAAGTAATACTAGTTCAACAAAGACCTCCTGAATCTTCACGCTCGTAGGCATAGAGGTCATTGCTCAATGACAGTATGCTGGCTAACGTGAACAGGATGTTTTGCATCATAGTGTTAGTATATATGCCTTGGAAATAAAAGTCAACAAAAAAGGCACCAATTTGGTGCCTTTTGATTACATTGCTTGGATCAGAAGCGATGTGTAACACCTACGCCAACTTGCTTGATGTCATTGGCAGTGCCAGTCTTGTCAACGTTGCGATAGCTGACCAATACGTCAGTGCGCTTGCTGAGAGCATACTCAGCGCCAACGTTGTAAGCCTTGACGGCTGTGTTGGTATCACCGTAGCTAGCTTTCACAGTGTAAGCACCGACTTTCTGGCTCACGCCCACTAGGTTGCCTCTGGCAGCAACAGCACCTTGGTTGTCACTGTAGCTGTAGAACACGCCAGTGTTGCCAAGCTTGGTGCTGGCACTGACCACAGTTGATTTCTCGGCACCTTGCTCAAATTGAGCCACGCCAGCGTTGACAGGGCCTAATTTGCCAGTTGCACTGTAAACAGTGGTTTCTGTGCCTGCAGCGGTGTAGGTACGATCAGCACCCAAGGTAGTACCCAATGGGCCGTTGACACGAGCGAACACGCCGTTGCTGAGTCGCAGACCACGCAGGTCATGAACATCTCCAGCGATGCTGCCATACAATGCACCAAAAGCGTCGCCTTGTCCAGCTGTGGTAAACAAACCATGCACGTTGCGGCCAACATCAATGCTGCCTAACTTGCTGGCCAAGCCAACTGTGCTTTGGCGGTTGCCCAATTGAGTGTTGCCACCAGTGGTGGGGTCTTGGGTGGCCACAGAGGTTTCGATCACAGCACGAGCTGACAATCCGCCTCCGAGGTCTTCTTTGACGCTGAAGCCAATGTGACTGATGTCATTGACAATGCTGTCTGCACGAATAGCACCAGTTTTAGTGCTGTCAACAGTGGCGTTGACACGACCGTACATAGTGGTCTGAGCAGAAGCCAGGGCGCAAGTAGCCAACAAAGCGGCTGTAATTATAATTTTCTTCATTTAAAATTTCCTTTTGAAAGTATGGTACAAAATGCCCATACTCAAGTATATAGTACAAGTGTTGGTTCAGTCAACGAAAACGATGGTTTTATGTGGAATTTTTACCAAGCGTGTAGTTCACCGCAAACGATTTAAAATCATCTGTTGGATCTCGCCCGTTTGTGTACATCGCAGGATCTATGGATTTAAAAGTATGTTGAACGTTGCTGGCCCAACTTTGATAGAAACGTTCTTGCGACCATCGATCAACAAATACACTGAAGCCTTTGCCTAAAAATATTGTCATCTTGTCGACTTGATGTCTGTTCGGGTCCCAGGTTGGATAGATTACTGATTTGATAAATTGATCGTACTGATCTCGACGGATATAATCATTGGGGTCTTTTTTGAGACTCATCTTTTTTTGTACCAGTAACTTGGTATTGTGTTGCAGCTGATCCCAAACTTCGTAGGCCTGCTGAACTGCAATTTCTGGCATGCTAGGTGTCCAGTAAAAATATTCAATAAACGAGTGTTTGATATTTGTGGGACTGTCCTTAAAAGAAAATCCATAGCTGCCTTGGTGATAAAAAGTAATGCACTTGTCAGTTCCTAAAATAACACATACTTTCTTGTGGCGCTCTTGTAATTTTTCAATGTAATTTTTCATGTACCTCCAACGTTTGATGCCATTGTAGGTATAAGCAAATGTATGCTGAAAAGTATCTTCGTAGTCTTCGATGCTGGGATCTTTACATGCGTCTGATACGTGTATTTTTATTTCTGGATTTGATACTTGCAGTTGTTCAAAGTCTGGCTTGACAACAAAAAACCACTCACTGACTAGATTTCTAGGATCAGTTGATAATGTAGGAGTATAGTTGCTTTTTTCAATAAACTCAAACGGTTGATCGAACCAAACTTCATCCAGTCTGACGTTGTTGTCAAGGAATGACCGGAGTATAGTATTGCTGTCGGCACCTCCACTGTAGGCCAATATAACATAGTCATACTGATCTCTTATTTGCTGGCATCGCAATCGATACAGCTCTGGCAGTGATATTGGCAACCTTGGTTTGGCCACCTGCTCAGCAAATACATCATTGTTGAACTCCCAGGTCACTGGCAATTTTTGTGTTGATGCATGTACTAACGCACTTGCTTTGTAGTAAAATTTTTTGTCCCCTACACAGTAAAATCCGTGTCGGGTAGGCCTTGGTCCGTCTTCGAAATTTTGAAAATCAAACATCAATAACTTTTCTTAGCGTCAGTTTTTATTTTTTCTACAAACACAGTGGCCTGTTGTAGGGTGTTGGGCGTATAGTTACCATTGAGATCTTGAATTGTTTGTTGTACTTCGGGTGTTTTCATGATCAATGCAATGCGCCGGCTAAATTCTCTTGCAACATCTGGTGATGTTTTTTTGCTAATTGCCAGAGCAACAAATGAAGGAAATTTTAATGCCTCGGAAAAATGTTGATCCAGTGCTGGACCCAATGATGTTGGTCGACCATGCAGATGTCCCATTGGTTTAAGCTTGCCATCTCGGTGCAGTTCTTCAAATGCGCCGCCAGACAGATACACATCAAGAGTTCCGTCTAGCAATGACGGAATTGCCTGTTGTGCTGCTTTAAAAGGAACTAGCACCAGTTGTTTTTCGTTGAACATTTTTTTAGCAATGAACCCGTGAGCACTGCCAGCAAAGCCCACAGTGATAGATTTTTTGTCAGCAATCAATTCAACTAGATTTTGATACTTGCTTGTGGGACTAGATGTAAAAGACACTATGGTTGTGGATAAAATATTTGTCGGTTGTAGGTCGCTGTGTATCTTTACATGTTGGGGGTATTCAAAAAAGTTAAAAACCAGCTCAGTTGATGAAGCACAGAGCACAGTAAATTTATCCGACGACGTCACATCTTCTACTGCCAAAATGCCATCAGCTCCGGGCTTGATAACAATGTTGACGTTGCTCTTGTATTCCCGAGCGTATGCCGCAAAAACACTGCGGCACAGTGTGGGTAATACTCCGGTTGGTAGTCGAGCAATGACTGAAAAATCTGTTGGAACAGTGTCAGCAGATGCTGACACACAAATCGTTGCCAACAAAGATAATAATATTTTTTTCATTTGATGATTTCTATACAGGCACATACTTATTTCTACTAGAGGTGTAAAAAGAAAAAGGGGCCAAGCCCCTTTTTGGGGGTTTCTGTTACGAGGTATTTCCTACCCTAAGCCGAGTTTAGGCGGCTAAAGCGAACTGTTCGTCGTTTGCATTTACGTTTTTTGCTTCTACGACCGGGAGACCCCAATCCTACGGCTTTCACATTGCCGAGCTGTCCACTCTGTTACTCTTGACCCAATCGATATCTATGTCATCCCCACCTAAATATACAACATACACTTAGGTGGAGATGCCGGGAACTGCCCCCGGGTCTTGGATCCTTTTCTCTTTGCTTCATACAGCAATAAACTGTAGTTTACTGTAAAGTGCGAATGCTGTCAACCAACCCTGGTGTAAAGTAGTCTTCAAACTTGGTGTAAACTGATTCTGTTGCTTTCTTAAAGTGAGTTTGATCTTCTTCAGAAAACTTGATAACACGAATGCCATCAGCACGAGCAAGAGATCCCACACGCTCGACATCTGCAACACTAATGTCACGCTCATGGCGTGCCGCTTCAATTGCGGCTTGTTTAATTTTGGCTTGTAACTCAACCGGCAAGCCTTGCATCCATTGTTTGTTGGCAATGATATTAGTGGTCAACAGATTGTGTTCGGTGTCAAAAATTACATTACTTACTTCGTTTTGACGGCAAGCATAAATGCGTGGCCACGAGCTTTCGCCGCCTTCTACAGTTCCATCTTCCATGCGATCAGCCAAATCTTCAATATCAAACGTAACCGGAGTAGCACCAATACTTTCAAAAATTGCTTCGCAAATTGGATTGGAAGTCACCCGCACACGAGCTCCGGCCAAGTCGTTTAGTGTTGCAACATTTTTGCTAAACGGAATATTTCTAAAACCGCCCGAATATGTAAACGCTAAACCTTGTAAGTTGCTATTATGACCGTAGCTGTCTAACAACTTAGCACCAATTTTGCCCTCAAATACGTTGGCAGCATGATCATGGTCACGAAATAAAAAAGGCATGTCTACAACATGCATGTCAGGTGCGTATTTGTTACCTAACACATAACTGTATGTCTGGCTCATCTCAATGAGATCGTCTTCCATTAATTGCAATAAATCGTGCTTGGTAATTTTTTTGCCGTTGTTGTATCGATTTGCGTACTCGCTCAGAGTCATAACTTCTATTTTGAGTTGACCTGGGGCCAACTTGTCAATGACTTCGGTAAATTTTTCGGCGGCTTTGATAAAAATATCAATGGGCTCGTGCGCCAAAACCCATTTTACTAATTTAGGTTGCATGTTTTTTCCTTGTGTGAGTTTTGCTTGCAGTTGTCTGCTACGGTGGGCGTTCTAGATGACATCTAGTAAAGGGACAATCCCATGCGTCCTTATAATCCGACGTCAGCATCTGCTGGCGTTGCTATTGTTATTTATGCTGATTTATAATATTTTCTACAAATTTGTTGCCTTGCTTAAAACTAACTTGTAAATTTACACGCTGTCTAACCATATTATCAGTACTGTGTAAAATAGTAGCATTTGTTAGATACCAGCAATTTGGTGGACCCGATACCGTATCTAACAGTTCAAGATCAGCTCTGCGCCCGCAAGCCGCACCGGGCTCGCGAACAACTTCGTGTCCAGTTTCCCTCCAAAATTGTAATTTAACATCATCGCCCCCGGTATCTACATTGTAGATTAACACGTAGTCTCGAGTAAAATCTCGATGCGGTGCTGTGGTTTTTATTTGTGGCGGCCCTGTAACATAATTTAAACTTGCATTTTCAAATTCAGTAGTAACATGTTTTTTCAACCATTCAGTATAGTCGTTATTAAACAATACACGTACATTCAGAGCCGCTGGACCAGAATATCCATTCCAGTTGATCAGTGGTTCGGTTTGCAAATAGCCTGTGTTGTTTACTTCGGGAGTAAGCGATAGATCAATTTGCTCTAGTAGATCGCGAGGCGGCAGCGGGAAATCTTTTAAAACAATATAAGTCCAAGGTTGCATAACGATTCCTTAATTAATTTTAACTCCAGCACTAAATTTTTTCCACTTGATAATTTGATCTTGGTAGTATTGGTCTAGTTGGGTATCCTTGATAGTTATAGGTTGGCAACGATCAATGTAATAAGCCGCACGTACTCTTGGAGTATCTGCAGCCTTTGCAAGAATGCTACGCAATTCTTGAAAACGCCCTTGATCTATGCGGGCAGAAACCAAGTACTGGTGCGGCGGGCTCATAAACGCCAAGTTAGGACTAAACCCCTGACTAATTAAAGTAGGAACATTTTCAAATGTTTGTGTACCAGTTACACCTAATAGATTTACAGTTTTCTTTGTGTGATTTTCTCGAGCCCAACTTTCAACGTCACCAATAAAATTAACTGACAAATCAATTTGTCCTGCGAGCATATTTACTAAACTTTCGCTAGTGCTCTTGAATGGAATTACTTGTATATCTGGGTACTTTAACCGCAACTGTTCAGCAATCAAATGAGTAGTAGTGCCCAAGCCACTCACTCCAATGGTCAAGTAACGATCATGCGGAACATCTTGCCAACGATTGTATTTTACACTGGTGATCAATGCAGGGACCACACACTTGGGCATAATCTCTCTAAAGGCACCAACGTCGTGACTGTCGTTTGGATAAAAATTGGGACGAATAAAAAATGCAGAACTGGTTGCTAGTACTGTGTTTGCATTAGTTAACGCAAAGTTTGCGGCAACTGTGCCACCAGCGCCTGGCTTTGCTTCAAAAATAAATGTAAATCGATCTTGAATACGGTTGGCTTCGTTGATGATCGCACGATCAAAGTTTGCGGCAGGATCGCTTGCGGCCCAACTATAAGCAATTGTAACGTTTTCTCGACTGTGTGCAGTCAACGACAATGTCAATAATAATATAGTTAAAAGTTTTTTCATATGGTCCTTAGAATTTAAAGTGTGAGTTGATGCCAGTGTCTGTGTAACTAGCATCACCAAGATAATAGAATGGGCTGATAAATCCCACAAAGCCCACAGGTTGTTTCATTTCGTAGTTGAAATATTTGGGATCAATGCTATTTATTAGGTGGTCAAGTCCAGCACGCCAAATCTTAAACTGCTGAGTTTCTTTGAAGTTTTGGTAAAACCAAAAATCCATTTCATTGTAAAAACTGTTTGAGGCCTTGTTGGTTTGAAACGTAGCAGGATCGTAGTCAGGATAAATCAACGGTTTCAAAATAGATTCATACGCATTGCGATGAGTGTAACTGTAGTTGGGCCATCTGCAAACATACTGCAACATTCGATTCTCTGGGAGATCAAACCAACGTCGGAGCACGTGGGCTTGTTTTACAAGCATTTCGGGCAAGTCCGGACTCCAATAAAAATACTCAGTAGTAAGATTGCTGTACTCTCCAGCATCAGTTACTGAGTGATTGGCAATAATGTCAATGAAGTACGCATACCACTTGCTATCCTTGATACAAATTTTAGGTTTGTCTACTCCATATAAGATACAAATATTACGTCCTGAGTCTGCTTGCAATTTGTGATCATGGTGCCCTATTTTAGAATGCTTGAAACTGTGTCCGGGCTGAAAATAATCTTTAGAACGATATACCCAAGATTCATCGTAAGAACTATTGAGCATGTCTTCGCTATAGTCATGCAACGTAATCTTAGTACGTGGAGAAGCTGTTGTTAACCAATTCAGAATTGGAAATGCCGCGTACTTTGCCTCACTTAAAGTGTTCTCGCATTTGTAGTTGAACGGGTCATCGTTGACATTTTTTTCACCAGTCTTGGGATAACGAAAAACCACTTCATCAATGTGAATGTTGTTATTTACAAAACTGTACAACACAGTAGTTGAGTCTGAGCCACCACTAAACTCTAAACGAATATAATCGTACTTGTTGCGCAACTGTTGTGCTCTAATACGATATAGCTCATTTATATGAGGGGAAGGCTCATCGTGCCAGTTAATTGTGCCAAACACTTCGTCATTAAAGTTCCATTTGGGAAACTGGTTGGTTTTTGTCGCTTCCATCAAGGCCATGGGCTTGCTGAAAAATTTCTCTTGGCCTACTGTGTAAAATCCCAATTTGGGGTTGTTTTCAATTTTTATCATGATCAAATGCTGTTACGTTGCCCAAGCAATAGTTATTGTAAAAACGATGCACCCCGCCGATATATGGAGCTCGCTTGGGATCAAATTTGTATTCCCGCCAAAGATTAGGGTCAATTTGTTTTACTTTTTGTCGCAGTGCCGGTACCCCATTGGTGTAGTATCGTTGTCCACAATCAGGTGCCGAGTTGCAAAGCAACCAGGTATCTTTAAGAGCAAACATATGGCCATGAGGTTTGCCGGCAACAATTAAATTAGGATTCCAGTCGGGATATATCAGCCTGTGCAAGCCTCGCATGCTTAGAGCATAGGGACGACCTGATCTAGTGATTTTGATCAAAGGCTTGGTTAGATAAGGATCAGGGCAAGTGGTGCCGTAAACTGTATCCTCGTATCCGTGATTATCTAGCACATGAATACCATCAACATCTGTGGCAGTAAGATTGTTTAAGTACCTGCATATGATATGAGCTTGTTTTGCCGGTAATGCGGGCATGTCTGGTGCCCAATAAAAAAATTCATCGTATTCTCCTGGTCGATTCAGCTGCTGAGCAAGAGCAGTTACGGCATGATCCTGCCCATCGCCAAAACGTAAATAATATTGATTATTTTGTTGGAACACATCAGGTTTTTCCACTCCCCATACAAAACAAACTTTTTTGCCCGATTCGATCAATTCACGATACGCAGACACAGTTTCTCTTATGTAACTGCGACTCAACGCACTGAATGAGTAGTATTGATTGACGTGATAGAAAAAGTCCCATCGATTGTCGCTTACAGTCATTAACTTTGCATTGAGGTCAGTTATGTCGATGACTCTGTGCACTGTGTTTTTGTACAACGGATTGTTTTCTAACAGTGTCTGTGTCTGTGGTATAGCAGTAGCATATATTTCGCCATTGAGGTAATCTTGCTTGTTTTGAGTACCATCTACTGTGGTATACTGCGCAATTTCATCAACAAAGATATTGTTTTTTACAAAAGTATTGAGTATATTGGACGAGTCAGCACCGCCAGAATACCACAACACAATATAGTCATAGTCGTTGCGAATCTGTTCAGCTCTAGCACGGTACCAAAATTCTAAATTGCCCGGGGGGTCCTGGCCCCAGTTGAATTGGCCATACACTTGGGTATTGTAATGCCACTGAATAGGCTGCCGGCTTTGGCCGTAAAATTCAATGGCTTCTAACTTGCTGTAGGTTTTTTGGTTGCCTACAGTGTAGTAGCCATACCGATCTTTGTCGTTGAGAGTATAAGTCAATGGTCTTGGTCCTTGTCCACTACTATCCAGCCCAGCTTGAACAGATCTTCTTGTACTTCATCAGTAACATAGCTTTCTCCCACAAAATGCTTGTTCATCCACTGATGTTTTTCAATTTGTTCAGGGGTCATGTCCTTGAAATCTTCTTGTGTGACGCTGCCGCGGATGCCCGAACAGTACCAGTCAATGTAATCACCTTGTTCGAGCATGTCAGCCACAATGCCCCCGGCATAGCGCCACGAGCATGACCAGCGTTGTTCCTGGAGCAAGGGCCAAACATCATTTTTCACAAATTTGTTGTTGCACAAGGCAGCATAGATGTTTTGAGCATACTCTTCGCGTGACTTGACTTTGTCGCAGATCCAACTAGTACTACGCAGGTCGTGTTCTAGATTGTATTTTTTCCACTCCTCGCTGGCTTCATTTTCCCGGGCGCGGTCAGCCTCGTCTTGATACAGTTTCATATATTCTTCCCGTGGTTCTTTGCCATCGTCCTTGCATCGTTGGATGTAAGACTTGAGCTGAAAAGTGCGACGATCAGTACTGCTATTCATTTTTGTAGTAGTTTGGTCCAGCGTAACGGAATCGAACCGCTATTTAGGGAGTAGAAATCCCCTGTATTATCCATTATACGAACGCCAGAATGTTTGGTACCTCGCGTGGGTAATGCTCCCACCCCGACCGATTATGAGTCGGCTGTTCCCCTGTAGAACTTGCAAGGCGTTTAATTTACTTATTATACGATAACTTTCTTAGTTGGTCAATCGTAAATATGTCATCCAAGGGTTGACCAAACAGATCCGAATGTTGGATCGGAGGTTTTGTTTTTACAACCATGCGTGACAGCTCCAGTTGTTGAGATATCGCATACTTGCGTTGAATGAGCCAAAATGTCGAGCATGGAAAGTATCGTACGCATGTTTCCACTTCTTTTGAACAGGTTCGGGACTGTGACAAGCAAGATAATGAAGTTGACCAAACTGCTTGAAGATGGTCTTGCGATTGAGTCGGAACCCCGCAGGATACCACTCAACACGGCGTTGCCAGTTGTAGCTGTCTGTACGACCATGCACTCGGCGCATCTTCATGATAGTTCTAGTGTCCATGCTAGAGCTGGGACGGAATCGATTAGGTATTTTGTTCATAACAAGTGGGGCAAAGTGAGTTATAGCTGGGACCACCTTGTGGGCGGATAGCAGTTTGGCACTGCTGACAAAGTATGAAAGCCTGGGTGTAAATGTAGCCCGGCTCAGCAGGCAGGATTGGTTCCCACCCACCATCGGGCAGTTGGGCATAGCCCAGTATTGTGTCTGTTTCAGGTTTCATTGTGTCACAATCCTGTAACTGGAGTGTGGATAGCGTGTTTGCAACCATTCCAACAAGCCCGGCTCCCAAGGCAACTGAATGGTGTTGTTGTAGTTGGCAATATAGGTCATTTGATCTTTCCTGCTTGACGTTGTGCATCGGCTAGCTGGCCAAAGCCGTACTCCAGTTCAATCCAGGGGCGATCTACTTCATCGCTCCAGGCACGGTCACCAGAAACGTATGCACGGGTGTCGACTTCTCGAAGCACATCGCTTACCAGCAGTTGAGCGAACTTTTCTCTATCAAAGTTGGCATAACTGCTGGCATAACCTTGTGGGCCAACCATTTCTACAATACTAGTAGCCTGTTCAGCAAGTTCTCTTAATCGTTTGTTCATGCAAAATCCCGGTTGCTGAGTGTGGTCTGACGGTTGCTGAGTGCAGCCCACATCTTGCGCTTCTCATAGTAACGAGCCAAGCCCGGCCAATCCGAGGCATAGATACGGAAATCGTATCCGGGACGCTGGCACCAGGTGTCAAACTCTTTGTTGAAGTGTCCGCCGCCCCCGCCTCCGGTGCCAGTGTGAGCACGTTGTCGACCTGAGTGGAACGTACCACGGCTAAACAAGTCACTGCCAAGGTAGTAACTGTCCAGTTCCTTGGGCCATTCAACCAGCCACTCAATGCGTCCAGTCCAACCTGGGTAGCCACGCGGGCGACCGTCTCGGGCTTCGTAGCTGCTGAAGCATTGCACACCGCCCACAGGGCATGAGTGACTGTTGCTGACACTGTCGCTCCAGCGCAGGTTATTCGTAATCTTCAGAACACGTGGCACAGGCACAACCTGAGCATCTTTGCGTCGACTGATCTTTTTGCCAACGCAGTCCCAGTCGTATGGATCGCCTGCGGCAGCTTCGGCCCAGAACAGGTGCTGGTTATCTATCACCATTTGGCACCAGTCATTGATGCTTTGCTCACGCTCGTACAGTTCGGCCCAGGCAGCGTCTTTGGCAGCTTCGGCAATTTGCAGTCGACGTTGAGCATTACGATGTCGGGCCAGGGTGCGTAGGTGGGCAACATACTTTGATTTGTCTTCAAAAATCTTGCCGTCAGCGTCTGATTTGTATGCTGTGATAATGCTCATACTTCCACCTTTTCAATACACTGTTCCACATCCTGCAAGACTCGCTTGAGTTCGTCAATGTTGATTTCAAGGTAATGAATTGATACTTCGGGTGGAATACGCCGTCCTTTAAGATCAGCCAACAGTTCTTCCTTGCCGGCGATTGTTTTACGCAGATTGGTTGCTACGGTTTGGATGTTCATTTTAGCCCCAATACTTTCTTTTCTGCTTCTGACAGTTTAGCCAGGGCCCGTTTGCGGAGTTCACCGTTTTCGTACTCTGTCAATTCATCCAAACTGTCAAGGATAACAAATTCTTTTTCATAGACTTCATCATACTTGTGCTTTGCCTTCCAGGCATCGGCAGCTTCTTTGGTTGCTACATAATACTTGTGGTTGTGACGATCACCCCCGTCCCAAGTTTGAATATCCCAGCATTTAATGATTTTCATACCAGTTCTCCGGTTAGATCGTTGACACAGCCGTAGTAGACTGCCTTAGTATTATCGCCATGTCGATTAGTTGCGCCACGAAGGTTGTAAGTTTCAATCCACCAATCAGCATCGGCCTTGTTTTCAAATTCATTCTCGGCAACAACCTTATGCAGGTTGGGCTTGCCCAGTTCTACAGGGTGGACTTGAACGATGTGTACGAATTTTGTCATTTTAATCCCAATACTTTCTTTTCTTCTGGCGTCAATTTGGCCAGTCACTGTGCAGTCAGTATGTTTCTTTTATAACAGTGTACTCGCTTTCGGGCCACTGAGTCTTGAACTCTTCAGACCGGATGTATTCATTGTAGGCCTTGGCTTCAAAGAATGTCTTTCTGAACACCGCTTTGAAATCACCTTTGGGAACAATGCTAAGATAAATTGATGTTGCTTTGCCAGCCATGTGTGTTCCTTTCAATTAAGTCTTATTATAACAGTTTGGGATTATTTGGTCAAACACTTAAACAACTCCGCGCATGTCGGTGTTCAAGTTGGGACGAAGGTTGCGTATCAACTCACGCTCTGCGGCGTGTGCATCAGTTTTGCCACGCACCACGTCCAAGACGCGAACAGTAAAAGCACCAACACCGCGCTCACGCAGAACTTGGTACAACATCCACGACTTGTCTTCGCTACGCGAGCGATACAGGTGCTTGCGGCACCGAGTCATAACACTCAGCTTCACAGTTGAAGCGGTCTTGGCAGTAACACCAATGTAAAAGTCTGAACCCGACTCGATCATGTAGATTACATGAGTACGATCTGTACGCTTTTTACGGGCTACTGTTTTTGTGTTCATGTGTATATTATAGCAAATTGGGCATTTTGAGTCAACCGTTTTTGCACACGAAAAAGTACTACTTTTTGTGGGGTAAAATGTACTACTTTTAGCTTACTTTTTCAATACTAGCACGCCAATAGCACTCACGACTACCGCCTGTTTCCCAGTGTGCCTTGTAGGCCTGGGCTTCTTCCAGTGTGGAGTAGAAGCGAGTGTCGCCGGGGTCAACACGTTGAGCACCGCAATCGTATTCTGTCACTGTGACTTTATACAGTCCGGAAAGTTTGACTTCTGCCATCTTGGGCTCCTTTCGCTTGGGTTATCAACTACTACAATTACAGTATAAGCGATTTTGAATTTTTGGTCAACCGTTTTAATAGTGTTGTAAACTTGCAACAAACCGTTTGAAATCATTATATAATGCGTACATGGTTGCGTACTTGCTGTCAAAGAAACACAGTAAAGGTTTTTTACCTAGTTTGAAATAGTACGGTGTAGTAAGTTTTCGATCCAGCGTGAGCAGTATGCCAGGTGTGGCTTGCACAGATACAGGCACCTCAAAGTCCCAATGCTCAAGATTGTATTGTTCAAACGCTTTAAACCCATCATAGGTTAGTCGCCAGCCGCCATTGGGATTTTGCCACCAGTATTGCATAGCATCTTCCACCGTCCATATATCAGACTGGGCAGTTAGTTTTTTAGTGAGGTCTAGTTTACTTGACATTTGTATAAATAAGTATGTTTAAGGAACCTCGTATGTATTTAATTAACAAATATTCCAAATGGTATAATCTCATAATAGAGAACGCAAAATCTAGACACCTTACAGAAGGATTTGAGCGCCATCACATCATTCCTAAATCGCTAGGCGGCACAAACCTATTACAAAATATTGCTAGGCTAACCCCTAGAGAACACTTTATTTGTCATATGCTTTTGACCAAAATGACCGAAGGACAAGATAAGGCAAAAATGGTAAATGCAGCACTGCGACTTGCTAACGATCATAAAGGACGCTGCATCAACTCCAAAATATATGCTCTGATAAAGCGTGAGCGAGCACAATATCTAAGTGAAACGACCCGCGGATCAAACAATAGTTTTTTTGGTAAGAAGCATACAGAAAAAACACGAAAGAAGATGTCAGAATCTAGACGAAAGTGGTCTTATACAGAAGAACATATAGAAAATTTTAAAGGTAGGACCAGTCCAATGAAGGGCAAGACACACTCTAAACAGACTAGAGAACGACTGTCTGAAGTAGGGAAACTTCGAATCCCTAATCAACTAACAAAAGAAAAAACGTCGGCAACATTGTTAGGCCTAAATCTAAAGAGATCCAACGAAACAAAAGAAAAGATGCGACAATCAAAACTTGGAATAGTTCATCCTAGAAAAACTTGCGAGCATTGCGGAAGAGAAACTACCGTTGCTATGTTTGCTAGATGGCACGGTAATAACTGTAAACTCAAGGAAATATCTGGGTTCCAGCAGTCATTAGAACAACCGTAAACTTATCTGTCTTGAACTGGGCATTGAGTTTTCGGGCTAGGTTGATTGCGTGTCCCTTATTTGAGAACGAAACCTTCTTGTATTTGGGTCCCGGGTACTGCGTCAACAAATTAGATGTTTTGAGATTGATGGGTTTTGAGTCGTAGAACACCGCCCACACTCCCTCAGATGCCAGCACTTGCTCGGTCTTGTAGGTTTGTTTGTTTGTGTGCTCAATCAGCACTTGTGGTTTGGGACGACTCACGATATTTTCCTTTTTGCCATTCTAATTTTTTGAGACTCAGAAATCTTTTTTCTTGTCTCGTCGGACAGTTTTTGTCCCGTTGGCATTATTTGTAGGGCGCGAGCAGCCTTAATTTTTTCTATGGTTTCGGGAGAATGCTTTTGCCCTGTACGAAGATTTGTTTGTTTTGCTCGAGCCTCTTTGATCCGTAATTTTGTTTCTTCGGTGTGCCTGAAATTTTTAGATTTTTCACTAATTATTTTACGACCTTCGATTGATATGCCAGTATCGCCGCCCATTAGACCATCTTCGGACCGAACATTAGCCCATTGCTCGGACACAACAATTTGATTTTCTTGACTAAATTTTGTAGCAAAGTTGACTAATTCTGTTTTGTCGTCAAACAATTGACACCACAACGTAGTTACATCATTCCCGTGCTTTTTTAAATGCCTGGTCCATCGAATACCGGACCCTTTGTATTTGCAAGGATCCTGTTGAGTAGTTTTACCAAAGTATTTTAACCCAGTAACATTGTGCTGTTTTATGTATAACCAAGTTGGCTTGATGGCATTCATCGTAATCTCCGTAGTTTATTTATGCCAAAAACTACGTGGTTTTAAAGCTTCCGCCACTGAGTTCAACTGTGATAACTTGTTCTTCAGTAGATGTGTTGACGCTGGATCGCATGGTTTCCAGCGTCAACAACAGCTTGGTGATGTCGGCATGCAGGTCTTTGGCGTCACGCAAGGTCATGGTGAATTCGCGTTGCCCACGAGACTCGTGTGCTTTGATACTGTCAACAAAACGATTTATATGCAAGCTCATGATTTATTAACATAAGGTTCAAGGTCTGGTGGTGTCCAGCCCACAGGCTTGAGTACCTTGCCATCTTCACGCTTGCGAACCTTGCCTGTTTCTCGATCAATCTTGGCAAAGTTTGTACTCATGACTTCTTTCCAGGCCCCCTCAGCATCCCATCCAGCACTGTGGATAGCACCAATAGTAACAACTAAGATGTCAATAAGAGCGTCTAGTGTTTCAACATCATCTGGAGCATCTTTAAGTTCTTTGTATTCCTCATCGATTAATGCCATATACATATCAAACTGTGCTTGATCTCCTGTGACACTTTGGTCGCAAGCCCGCATAAATTTTTCTTGGTCCCTAAACGGATTCATTGGTTTGTTCCTTGGTATGAAATGGTCCTTGATACTGATAGCGTTGCAGTGTAATTAACTTGGGATTTTGCATGACTTTCCAGGTACGGTGTTGTTTCACACGGTACCATCCAGCAGCATACCAACTCTTGCTTTTGGCATCTTTGGTAAACAGTGGCAACCGGAGTTGCACATTCCACAGTGGGTTATACACACGGCCAGCTACTTCGTAACCATGCACTAGATTGCGTGGTACTGTTTTTGTTTTTTCTGGCTTTTCAAATTCAATGTTGGCTTCACGGCCGGCCATCTTGATGGTTTTGTATCTGGCAACTCGATCGAGAATTTTTACAGTATAGCCATCTTCAACAGCTTCTACTTGACCAATTTTGCGATCGTCTTTTTTAAGAATCCAATACTGATTCGCTACCACGGGCTTGGCTAAGATCATCTAAAACTCCCTTGTAAGTTATATTGAGCCAGCGACCAATTTGTTCAGCATGGTCACTGAGTTTGTTGAGTTCGTACTTTCCGCAAAATTTTAGAAAGTGTGCACCCACCTGTCCAATATCTTTGTGTGAAATTTGTTCTGCAATAGCAGTGTCCACAGCCAGCTTGATGTCATCAGGTTGCGCAGTAAGATCAATTAGTGTGCGATTGCGTTCATAGTCGTCAAGCACTCGGTGCTCGGCACTTTCATGATCGGTCCAACGTTGCAGCATGAGGTTGTTCCAGTTGTAGCCGCGACGATCGCGATCTTCAAACGCTTCGGTCAAACCCACACTGTTTTTTGTGCCTTTTATACGCACACCAGGATAGGCACTAAACACATTGTCACCAGGATCGCCGCGCATGCACTTCAAGAACAGCACCCACTTTTGATAATCAGTAGGAGATTCAAAATCACTATTGGCCTTGCCAACCTTGATCTTGCTGTTGCTTTCAACAGTAAAACTCAACTTGCGTCCTTTGTCGTCAGTAACACCATCAACACTGAACAAGTGATCATTTATGCCATTGTAGAGTTGCACATTGGGTGCAACCAATTGCACAAAGTCTGAATCAGAGCTGACAATAACATTTTCATCTTGGGGGTGCAGTGCGATCCAACGAGCAATGATGTCATCAGCTTCGGCTGTGGCACAACGGATAACACTGCAATTTGTTTTTGCAGACAAATATTTGGTCATCTCATCATAGGTTTCCCAGAACAGCTTGTCTTCTTCTGCTTCAGTTTCTGTCATGGCACCACGTGCCACAGCACGATTGGCCTTGTAGGGCTTGTAGGCATCTTTGCGCCAGCTACGACCTTCCAGTGCGAAAACCACATGATCGGCACCAAATCTGCGAGCCACTTTGTTTGCACTCATAAAAGTAAGATGCAATGCAAAGCCCAGTTTGGTCCATGTGTCACTAGCACGATGTGCTTGGTGGCGTGCACGGAAAAACATGTTGCTAGTATCAATCAGCAGGTATTTCATGTGGTCTTAATAGTTGGTTACGTTTAATGTATTGTAACAGGTATTCAGCCCAAAAGCAATGGGCATCCGCACCAAAATGGTAACTTGAAGGATTTTTGTACTCAAATCCGTTGTTTTTTAGCACACTGTTGTAGGTCTGTGCAGCATCATATGGTCCTAGGTAGCTGGCGCCCCAGTCCTTTTGGTCTTGGGGTAAGATAACCGGTTCCATGAGATTTTGAGAATTTAGCACTGGCATGGCAAAGTGACTGTTTGCACTAAAGAACAAATGACGAATATTCTGTTGCTCCAGCTCCTGGTGAAAGTTCCAGATTTCTTCATGGGCTTGACGTGTACAACTGGGCCAATCTACATCAACCACAAACTGTTTGTAACGTTGTTCCAACTCGGGTGGCACCTGATCAATGCCAGAAGCATTTACTTGCCACCATTCATCGTCATAGAACCATTCCTCACGCTCCCAGGTGCTCCACTGTATCAACATAAAAGTATCATCTAAATTGCCACGATTGCGTTCAATCCAGGCACGAGTGGTACGCATGATTCGAGCGTTACTACCGCCAGCTTGTGCATCCAGATCCAGGATAGCAAACAAATGATTGGCTAACTCACAACCAAAACTCACACGAACATTGGCAGGATGCGCCTGGCAGCCCATACCCCAAAGAAATTCGTCATCTTGTGCCCAAGCATGTGGCACCGCAGCTTCAGCGGCTGCGGCATGACTATCGCCGTTTACGTACAATATCATTCGTGATATGCAGGATTAGGAACTTCAAGTTCAAACACAAGATAGTTGGATTTTGGATTAGCAGTGTCTTTGAGAACTTCTAGGGTACGATACTGCTCAGCTTCATCTTTTGATTGATAAAAACCTGGCCCAAATGTAATGTTGGCGCCTGTACCGTACACATAGGTCATGTTCAAGCCTGTTTGCTTGATCAGAGTATAGACCTTGAAAGTCTTAGGCGGCGTTATTGGTTCCATTTGAGAGTTCCTTTTCAGCTTCGGCTGCTGCTGCACGTTTGCGTAAGCTGCTGCTGGAGAACGAGTGATCTCTGCTGTTGAACACATGCTCTATTCCCAGGCCGGTGCCTTCGTTGCGTCCAGTAAAATTTGTGTCTTCGTACTCTTGGCCCAGGATGCGTACATCAATGGGCAAGGTAAGAATCAAGTCAATCAAGTCTCGCTCTGTAGTGTACACCACAATCTCGTCTACAAATCTACAGGCACTCAATTGTATCTGTCTCTCCACAATGCTTTGTACTGGAGCATTTTTAATGCCCGGACGATCAATGCTGGCGTCAGTTTGTAGCCCTGCAATAAGATAGTCGCAGTGGTTTTTAGCTTCGGCTAACATGGCAATGTGTCCAGCATGCAGCATGTCAAATTGACTGAATGTGATGCCAATTCGTTTGCCTTGTGCTTTGAGTTCTTTAATATGGTTAAAAATCATGATACCTCACTTCGTCCGCCACCAATGTCGGTGCTCTTGACCCATACGCCTGATTTGCGCATGGCTTGTTCTTGTTCCCATGTTTCCATCACAACATGTCTGCACACGTTCTGGAACCAGCGATCTACAATTTCAGCATCAGTATCTTCAGGCTTCATCATGTAGCCAGCCTTGACCAGCCTTGCTACAAAAATATCGTTCCAGTCCAGTTCAAATGCACCTTGGTGCAAATTGTTGGGATCAATGTCCATGCGGATCATGGCCACATAAGGCTCTTTGTTTTCTGTAGCAATGTCCTTGTCAGTCTTGACAGGTGCCTTGACGCGGGGCTCTTTAGCAGGCTTTGGCTCTGCTGTTGCTTTGGGCTTTTTCTTAAACCAATCAAACATATATAATACCTTGTAAAAATTTTGCAAACTTTTTGTGCCCTTCTGTACTTAGATGCCCAGTGACTTGATGAGCATTAGGATCATTGTCTTTGGCCCAATCTAGCACACAAAAATTATGCAACTGATAAAAATTCTTATTGTTAATACACCATTGCACTTGTTGTAAAGATTCAATGTAGGGAAAACTATTTACTGGGATCTCAGTGTTTTTAGCAGCAGAAAAAAATCGATATTCAAGCCCCAATGCTTCTAAGGTGTTTGCAAGCATAAAAAGACTGGTATAAAAATTAGTCAATTGTGAGTGTACAAACATGTCGTTGTTGATTAAACATTTCTGTTCTAAGGTAGCTTCGTTCTCCTTCAACAACACATCGAGTGTAACAAACTTTGGATTTTTATGTTCGTTACCTACTAGAGAATCTGGAATTCGATTTAACACTCCAGGTTTGTTGCCATAATACCAAACTTCTATACGCCGAATAAAACTCCAACCAATCAATATCAATGGCATGTTACCTTGATATTTTAACTCTAGTGCTTTTTCTATCGTACTTCTTATAATTCTTTGATTGTTTGCACCAATTGCTGCTATGTTGTGTACTGGTAAGTCTAGCTCTTTTTTTAAAAAATCGCTGTAAACATGAGTCGAGCTGTTCTTTGCAGAATAGCTGTCACCATTAACCAGTACACAATCAAACATGTTATTTCCCCCAGCCATTGCCCCAAAGATCCACATGCAATCTTGGGGTATACCAGTAACCGCGTTTGAGTGCTTCGTCTGCAACATGAATTCTATTGCTGTCATATACGCTAACCACACCGCCCACTGGCATCACGAACACGGGGCCACTGAAACCACGCAGTCGATACTCATCCACAGCACGATCCAGCTCGTCGAAGTCTTCAATCTTGTCTACCACAAACTTCAAGTAAGTGATGCCATGTGTTTCGTAATCCCATACAATATCTGGCTTGATTGCATCTGCCCAAGTCTCACCTGATACACTCAGCTTGGGGCTTACTGAGAATGTGATCTCACCGTGCCAGTTTGCCAGATACTGTTTGAAGTCACGTGTGAGTTCTTGAGTACCATTGGTTTCAAATGTAATGTGTCGCAAACCACGTTCGTGCAACAGGTCCAACAACTCAGGATATGCTCGCTGCCAGCCCAGCAATGGCTCGCCACCAGTGATAACCAAGTGTACAGGGTTGCCGTTGGGTTGTTGCCAGTTATTGTTAGGCAACAATGCTGCCATCTTTTCCACAAGTTCTTCAGGAGTGTATGTGGGGCTTAGATGTTTGAAGTCTGGATGCCAACTAGCATAGCTGTCGCAGCCAGTATCTACTAATGGCAGTTCTTCAAAAGTCTTGTATAAATGCACAGTCTTGGCAACTTCGTCAGCACCTGTGCTTTTTTCTCCAGGCTTACAACCAAAGCCTGAACAGGTGAAGTTACAACCAAATGTGCGGAGGAAAATTGAAGGAACGCCTACATAGCGGCCTTCGCCTTGTGCAGAATAAAATAGTTCACTTACTTTTAATTTCATGTTAGTCCTTAAAAATGTTTGACCACTGTTTTAGTTTGGTAATCTTGTTGCTGGCAGCAGCAAGCACCTCCTCGCGACTCACAAGGTCGAAGTCAGTGCACAAATCAATCATGGCCTGCAAGTCCCCTAGTTCTTCTGCCAGGTGTTGCCTATTGGTCAATGGTTTGCCAGGCTTGACATTGTCTAGACCAAAACGGTTAATTTTGCTGACGGCAACAATTACCTCAGCACACTCTTCTTGTGTGATATCTAGAATCTCTTTGTGTTGTGGTGTCATAGTCTTGTTACTTTTGCCATACCCGACTTACGGGGATCTTTATTTAGATTGACGCTTTCATCATGCATTATAACACGAGTAGATTGTTTTGTAACCCAACCAGGCAATACTGCATCCAAATAGGCCAAATGCTCAGCAGGGCTAGGGTGTGGATCTTCTCGATTGGGCCAGCCGTTGGGGTAAAGCACTTGATCGTAGCCTTTGGAAATAATATCAACACAATCTTTATACAGCTCAACAGCGTCACTATAAAATGATACTGACCCCCAGGTGGTCATGCTGATAAATCTCCAGGTCAGTCCAGGCCGAGATTCCAATAAAGTTTTTACAGCCTTGACATACGCAAGATCACGTATCATGTAACCACGATCATCAACATGAGTTTTCAAATACGCAGGATCGTATATGGGGCAAGTAAAAATATTTCCCAAAGTCTGCCACTTTCGATTGGCATATCGATCATCTCGCGTGTGACTGGTCCAGCACACAACCACAGTGTCATTTGGACCAAATCGATTGCGTTGATCGGCTTCCATCACTGAGTTCATGATATAGCCGTTGCCACCGCCGCTCTGACCCCAATTTTCAAAGTAGTCAAATTCGGGTGCTAGACAGTCAGCCCAGGTGCTCCATCTGTAGTTAGTGAAGCTACACCCAAAAGTGAACAGTCTCTTCATTAGGCTGCTAGTTGTTTGATTGAGAATGAACCTTGTGCCTTGGCAGCACCTTTGCCGCGCTGACTTGCTTTGCTGTCAACTTTGCCTACTAAATCAACTGTGGCTTTGCCAAAGTTGCGACGTCGAGCAAAATAAAACAATTCCAAAAATCTATTGAGGCTCATGGTCTTGTCTTCAGGAAAATCCAAACGATACACTGTGGGTTCATTGACCAAGGGTCGGTTAAAACTGAGGTATTCCCAAATATTATAGTCTAGAGTCAAATTCATGGGATAGGCATTTCTGTCATCATACTTGATGTAGTAACTGCGTTGGAGACGCATGAGGCTGGCTAATAGATTTTTGGGCAAGTTGTAACGCTCTAAGAAAGTTTCCAAGAAATCATACAAGTCATCCACACGGTCTTCTTGGTGCATGTTCATTGATGTACGATGTATGATGTTCCAACCATGAATCTCCACACCAATCTTGGGATGGTTGATCCGGCCAGTATCCATCCAGTTAGAAAAATACGTTCTAGCTTCGTCTGCTTCTTTCTTCAACCAGTCATGAGTCATGGCATATGCAAACAGGTCTTCATAGTAGTTGTGGTAACTGATGCCTAGATACTTGTTGATAAACCTGGCCACTATAGTAGCAAATCCATTGATGTGCATAGTAGTTTGGAACCACGAAAAAATCTGTGCATCCAACATCACAGGGGTGGGCATGTCTTTGGTGCCAGTTATAACGTCAATGCTTTCTTCAATGTGTTCCACACTGTATGAGCCAGCAAAGTAATCGGTAACTGGTTGGCTAGTGATCTTGAACAGTTTTTTCTGTAGTAGATTCATCTCAGCATTTTCCAACAGCTGGGCTTGGAACACAGTGATACCAGTGTGCTGATTTAGATCATACAATGCATAGAAATTTTTCTTCCAGGTCTCTAACGTTTCCCCGGGCAAGCCAAGGATCAGCTCGGTATAGGCAGGAATATTGCGTTGATCACACAGTTCAAACACTTCGTTTAGTTTGTTCATTTCCATGTTTTTTCTGCGAATATTTTCCAGCACATCCAAGTCAAGACTCTGTACACTCAGCGTGAGACCTTGATTGAAGCCTCGAGCATCCAGCAGTTTTTTCACAATGTCAATCACTTCCTTCTTTTGATTCTTGGCCCAGGCCACTGAGAAGGTGCGCGGTGATCCGTACTTTTCCTGCATCTCAATGATCTTGTCTGCAATCATGCCATCACGTTCGGGAAACATGCCAAAGTTGGCATCGGTGATTGAGATCCAATCGAAGTTGCGTTGGGCCATCCATTCAAGTTCGTGGAACACTCGAGTGAGTTCAAACTGCTTGACCTTGTTGTAAGTTAGACTACCCCAGTCACAAAAAGTACAGGCAAACGGACAACCACGATTGGTTTCCAGGGTGCCTTGCCATGTTACTTCAGGATGGTCCGCCATCATTTGATCAAATATGCCCGACAAGTAAGGACTAGCTACCTGCTCAAGACTTTCAATACGTTCAGCGTCTTGGGTTTTCACAGCCTCACCGTTGCGATTGATCAACAGTCCTGGCACCGATTCCCAGTCAGCAGTTTCAAAGTGTTCCAGCACTCTTTTGAATGTGATTTCGCCTTCGTAACAGATCACCAGGTCCATGAAAGGTTCTTTGCGAAACAGATCTGGGTCAGTTATTGCCGGCTCAGGACCCCCGAACACAGTCAATACCGTGGGATTGATTTCTTTGATTCGGCGGGCCAACTCATAGTTATAGCGGTGATTCCATACATAGGTACTGAAAGTCACAATGTTATTGAGTGCCAGGCGTTGTGCTGTTGGCTCCAGTGCATCTCGGCGCCAGATCCAGTCAGTGGCTTCAAATCGTTCACGTATGGCTGGATCAGCTAGACTGTAACTCCATACTACACCTGCAGAGTAAGGAAGATAATAAGCATTAAACTCTTTGGGACCTTGCTGAAAGTTGGGTTGAACCCAGGCAATTTTGTTTTTCATTTGTTATTTACTGTCAGAGAAGTGCTTGTGTGGGTTGGCAAATTGTACCATTAACTGATTCACATCGTTCTGGGCTAGTTTTTCCCAGGGGTCTTGTGTTCCGGCAAACACCGCTTCAAAGAACTTGGTACTGATACTTTGTCCCCGCATCCATGTAGCCAGTTTTGCAGCATCACGGTGCCGTAAATCAATCATGTTCTCACTGTGAAAATCATTGGGATCGTTGGGTTTGCCTTCTAGCATGGGGCGATTGCGGAATGTTTCGTCGTTGTTGTTGCCAGTCAAGTCATAGCGGTCGTGCAATACATCTACGTCAATGCGCTCATATATGTCCAACAGATATGCTTGTTGACTTACCCAACCATCCTGTGTGGGGTGCGGACTGATGTAACCCAACAAGTCATACCACTTTCTTGGCACAATTGGAAAAATACTATACGGATGCAGATTGTGTGTGCGAAATGCCAGCAACTTGAATTGCTCATGATAACCCATGATCTTGCTGTCCCAGCCCTTGGTCTGCATCACAGCGTCGTCATTCCAGATAACCAACCATCGGCTGTTGGTCCTTGCGGCCATGGCATTGTTGTACTTGTGCAAGTTCACATAACCCATGGGTTCAAAGTTCATGGCAGTGTATGATACACCAGCCTGATCCAACATGGGTTTGATGTCTGTCAAAAAGTGTGACGGGCCCACACTGTCATCCTTGTCAAAAGCAAACATGATTTGTACACTTTTGATGTTGTCAGCAAGGTCAACTAGGCTGCGAATACTGCGACTTACCGAGTCTGTGCGACCACGTGTGGCCAGCAATATTGCAATGTCAAATTTGGGTTCTTGTACTGTTTGTTCCATATTAGGCAAATAAATCTTCGTTCCATTCACGGTGGCCTTCACGGAAAGCCATGTTTGCCTGTGTTTCGCGAACTTCCACACGATAGCACCACAAGCGTTCGGCTTCTCCAGGTCCCCAGTTTTCAGGAATATAGATGCCGTTCACAAACTTGTACAGTTGGTCAGCCAGTCCTTCGCAGCCCAGCTTTGGCAACACAACAATCTTGGCCATCTTGCGCTCTTGTAAAAGCTTGAAGGTTTCTAGTTCAGGGTCATCTTGTGCCACGATCAGTGTATGATCAAATTGGTCTTCTAATATTTTCTTTAGTTCCTTGAGGCCACCGTAATCAGCTGCCCAATTGCGAACATCAAGATCGTTGGTGCCAAAATAGAACTTCATTGAGAAGCTGTATCCGTGAATTAGATTGCAATGGCTGTCGGCCCGCCATTGTCGATAAGCACACGGAAACGCATCGTGATATTCTTTAGTACTTGTGTATTTGTAAACTACTGGTTGCATGTTATTCTCCTATGTTATTGTAGCATAGGCAGCAGAGTTTGTATAGCGGGATGATGACCGAAGACCGCTGTAAAGAACTATTTACCCAAGTAATTGTGCAAGTAGTTGTTCTCTAGAGCCCAACAATGCACAATCTCTGGTTCCCCAATGCTGTTTACATCGGTCTCGAATTTTTTTAATGGTTGGTTCAAACACATCTTGATGGTAAACAAATTTTGGTCTATGCACAGTGCCGTAAATTTTGGCTTTGTTTTCCTGCATAGTAAGATTAGTATCCCACTCTGACACAAAACTGGCCATGACTTCGGCGTTCCAATAATAAAACGCCCAGGGATGTTGATTTGGCACCAAGGTTTCTACATAGAGGTCAGCTTCTTCCATTACAAAGCCATTGTAGTTTCCCAGCACTGGTGTTAGGTATTCCATCTGTTCGTGGTCAGGATAGTATTCAAGTTGGAAACCAGATACTATATGCCCGTTTAGTTGTTGTACAG